TCATAATCCTGAGGTCGAGGGTTCGAGTCCCTCCCCCGCCACCACCGCCGCCACGGGGTCGGTAGCGCCGCCGGCCTCGTCCGGCGCATCCCCTGCCCAGACAGCGCAGATCGCGGCGGCCGCACGCAGCATCTCGCGCGGGGGCGCAGGCGCCGCCGGCCATTCCGCCAGAAGCGACGCCGCCGCGGCCGCCACGGTTCCGCTTCCATAGCGCGGATGCGGCCGGCCGCAGGCCTGCCGGCGTCTGAGACCTTCCCGCGCGCGATGGCGGATCACCCATGCGAGGCGCGTCCTGTCCGCGCCCGGCATGGCCGCGGCGGCGCGCGCCACCGCGCGGGCGCCCGCCAGCACGTCCTCGAGCGTGAGCGGCGCGTCGGCGTTCACGGCGATGGCGGCGCGATTTCGAGAAAGTGCACCGCAAGGCGCACCATCCCGCCGTCGAACGATCCGGTCTCGGCCTCGATGAGCAGCGGGGTCGGCGCGAAATAGGCGAGCGGCGCGCTGGTCAGTCCCTGCGCGAAGGCGCCGCGCGCGGTCGCGTAGCCCGAGCCGTAGCGCCCGGGGGCCTCCGGCACGCCAAGCCGCCAGGTCGTCAGACCCGCGCCGGTCAGATCCGCGATCACCCGCGCCGTCACCCCGAACACGACCGCCTTGTCGGGGATCGCCGGGGCCGTTGCCGAGGCGGGGCCGCTTCCGACCGCGTGGTCGAGCGTCGCCACACGCAGCGCGCTCGCCGCGCCCTCGCGGATCGCGCTTGCTCCCGCGCGCCAGCCCAGACCGTCGAATCGCGCCTCCTCGCCCTCGTCGGAGAGCCAGACGCGCTGGCCCGCGCGCGGCGTCGTGAAGCTCCAGCCCTGATTGTCGGACAGCGCGAGCGCGCCCGCCCGGCCGCTCCACGCGCCCCCGGCGCCCTCGGGCACGATCCACAGATAGCCATCGCCCGCGTCATCGGGCGGCAGGGCGCGCGACCGGCTGATCACGATCGCCGCCGCCAGCGCGTCGACGCGCACCAGCGCCTCGTTGACCGTCACATGTTTCTGGGCCTGCGCCGCCTCGAGCAGGGGCAGGGCGAAATTGCGCGTCTCGCTCATGGGAATGTCACCTTCGTTTCAGGGCCGGGGCCGAATCGCGCGGAGATCTGCGCGACGGCGATGTCGAACGGCGCGCCTGCGCCGTCGGCGGTCTGGTCGGCGAGGGAATAGTCGAAGCGGGGCGCGGCGGTCTCGACCGTCCGCAGCACCGCGCCGTTGCGGCGCACCTGCACCAGATAGGCCTCGCGCTCCTCGCCGAGAGGCGGGTCGGCGTCGATCCAGCTGTCGCCGCCCACGCGGCTGCGCCGGATCCAGGTCGCGACAAGCGTCCCGTCCGCGCCGGGGCGGATCCGCACGCGGGCGGGCGCGTAGGGCCGCAGCCCCGCCCCCGCGCTCGCCGCCTCGAAATGCACGAAGCTCGGATCGTCGAGCGCGACATGCGCGGGACCGACCCGGTAATGCCGCGAGAGGCCCCGCTCGTCCTCGCGCAGGTTGACCGTCCCCGGCGCGCCGTCGAGCAGCACGAAGCGCGCGCCGGCGCGCGTCGGCGCGCCGATGAACGGCTCGGTTCCCGCCTGTCCGCGCAGAAGCCCGGTCAGGCGGTACTCGCGCGGGCCGATCAGATCGGCGCGCGCGAACTGGATGACTTCGAGCTCATCCGAGGCGCCCTCGATCACCGCGACATTCGCCCCGTTCAGCACGTCGAGGCGCTCGCGCGACCCGAGCGCCCCGCCGAACAGCCGCACGCGCAGGCCGTCGCCCTCCATCCACCGGTGCGGCGCGCCATGGGGCAGGTCGGCGGTCAGCACGCCCATCGTCGCCGGGCGATCGATCAGCGCGTCGAGCGCATAACCGTCGTCGCGCGTCGAGCGGTAGACCGCCGCCTGCCCCGGCCAGGGCGCGGCGAAGGCCGCGATCAGCGGCTGATGCGCCGCCGCGCCCCCGATCCCCGGCGCGTCGAGCAGCGCCACCGCCAGCGGCTGACGCACGCCGAGCGCGGGCGGGCTCGCGCGGCGGGGTTCGCCCGGGGCGCTCCGGTGCACCGAGGCGTCCACCCGGCGCGCCACGATCTCCCGCCGCCCCCGTTCCGTGACGCGGTCGATGCGGTAGGGACGCGCGCCGAGCGCCGTCGGCAGCAGCACCGCGTCGCCCGGCTCGAGCGCCATGCGCGAGGGCGGCAGCGCGAGCGTCGCCTCCTCCCGCCCGAGCGCGCTTTCGGCAAGCCAGCGGTCGGCGATCGTCTGCGCCCGCGCCGAAGTCATCGCGACCGCGGTCTCGGCGGTCTCGACGCGCGGGTCCTGGCCGTCGGGGCCCCGCGCCTCGGCCGCCGACGCCTCGTAGGCCGCGTCCGACGCGACATAACCGAGCCGCACCGCCGCCGGGTTCTCCCGCGCGGTCGCGCGCGTGAAGCGCAGCGAGGAGGCCGGGGCGTCCCCGGTCGCGTCCGCTGCGACATCCGCCGGCGCGACGCCCGCCGCCGCCGCGCCGCCGCGTGTCACGAAACGCACGCGCCCGCCGCTCTCGACCGCGTCGAAGCCGAAACTCAGCATCAGCGGCTGCAACGCCTGCCGCCCGGTCTGCGTCGCCTCCTGCGCATAGCCGTCGACGGTGTCGTGCAGGTCGGAGACGTCGATGTCGCGCAACCCCGATTCGGCGCAGATCTCGGCGACCAGTTCGCCCAGCCCCGCCGCCCCCAGCCGCCCGGTGATCCAGTGTCCGAGCCGGTGGTTGTCCCCGTCGCCCCAGATATTCAGCCGCTGCGGGAAATCGGGCCAGGGCCGCGCGTCCCAGGTCCAGACATGACTGGCGGAGGTGTCCACCATGCGCCCGCCATAGGCGGGGGCGGGCGGATTGCGCACGGGATCGCGCCAATAGGACAGCGTCGCCTCCAGATAGCGCCGCTGCATGTGATCGTCGGCGGCGCCGGCCGAGAAATGCGGCGCCGCGCTCTCGGAGGATTTAGGGTCGATGAACACGTTGGGCTGGTTCGCGCCCTTGTCGACCGCCGGACAGCCAAGTTCGGTGAACCAGACCGGCTTCGAGCCGGGCGTCCAGGCGGTCGGCTGCTCGGCCCGCGACCCGCCCGGCCGGTTGTGATGCGGGTTCGACCACCAGCCCCTGATGTCCTTGTAGCGAAACAGCCAGTCCTCGCCATGCGCGCCGTCGGCGATCGGCGTGCGCCGCTGCGCGCGCCTGTCGGCGTCGCTGGCGTAGAACCAGTCGAACCCCTCGCCGCCCTCGATCTGCGATTGCAGATAGGACAGCTCGTAGATCGAGCGCGCCCGCGCCGCGTCGGCATGGTCCGGTCCGTCGCGCCAGTCGGCGATCGGCATGTAGTTGTCGATGCCGACGAAATCGACGTTCGCGTCGGCCCAGAGCGGATCGAGATGGAACATCGCATCGCCCGACCCGTCCTGCGGCTGATGGCCGAAATACTCCGACCAGTCGGCGGCGTAGCCGATCTTCGTCGCCGCCCCCAGGATCGCCCGCACGTCGCCCGCGAGCGCCCGCAGCGCCGCGACCGCCGGGTAGGTCTCGCCGTCCGAGCGGATCGTCGTCAGCCCGCGCATCTCCGAGCCGAGGCAGAACGCGTCGACCCCGCCCGCCATCGCGCACAGATGCGCATAGTGCAGGATGAAGCGCCTGAACGACCATTCGGCGGCGCCGTCGTATCGGATCGTGTTTCCCGCCGGCGTGAAATCCCCGCGCCGCGCCGCGCCGAAGAACCGCGCGACGTCCGCCGCCGCCGCCCCGGTCTTGTCGGCGCTGCCGGGCTGGCCAGGGGCTGCGTCGAGCGTGATGCGGCCACGCCACGGATAGGCCGCCTGCGCCGCGCCGCCATAGGGATCGGGCAGTGTGTTGCCGGGCGCGACGTCCATCAGGATGAAGGGATAAAAGACCACCTTCATCCCGCGCGCCTTCAGTTCGCGGATGCTCGCGATCACGCCGCCATCCGAGGGCGTGCCGCCAAAGACCGGGCGGCCCTCCGGGGTGCGGCCAACGACCCGCGCCTGCTTGCGCGCGAGCCCGCCGACGCGCCAGTCGACCGGCTCGGTCGCCTTGGCCGCGTCCTCGACCGCCGGCGCGATCCGGCATTGCCCGGCGCGCAGGTCGTCGCCGAACCACGAGACGACCAGCGAGACCGACCGGCAGGCCGGCGCCTCCTCGCGGAGCTGGTCGAGCGCGACCAGCAGGTCGGGCCGGCCGGCCGCCGAGTTGACGTTCTCCGCGACCGACACGCCCGGGTCGAGCCGCCGGCGAACCTCGGTCGTCTCCAGCGCGAACTCGCCTGATCCCGGCGACAGCGCGACCGCCTCGACAAGCTCGGTCAGGGGCGGCGCGAACTCTGCCGACAGGGACCGGTCGGCGACGGGTTGACGGAACACCTCGACGTTGAACTGCGGCACGCGGTTGCCGAAGCGGGCAAGTTCGAGATCCTCGAACACGAGATAGGCCGTTCCCCGGTAGGCGGGCGCGTTCCCCGGCCCCTCCACCGCTTCGATCAGCGGGTCGGGCGGCTGGTCGGCCGCGCCGCGGTGCAGCCGGATCGCGGCGTCCTCCTGCGCGAAAATCCGCCCGTCGGCCCAGATCCGCCCGATCCGCGCGACCGGCCCCTCGCACAGGCCCACCGCGAGGCTGACGGAATAGCTGAACTCGCGCACGGTGGCGCGCGGCGCGCCGCCCTTGCCGCCCTGCGCGCTGTCGCTCGCCGTCTCGCGAAACCGCGTCGCCCAGAGCACGTTGCCCGCAAGGCGCATCCGCCCGTAGACGCGCGGGATCGCCGCGCCCTCGCGCGAGCCCTGAAGGCGCAGGCTCCCGAGCCGCCCGGTCTCCACCACGCGCGTCCCCGCCCCGAGGATGCGCTGGTCGATCACCCCGCCCGCGATCGCGCCGAGCGCCTGTCCGAGCGCGGGCGCGGCGATCCCGGCGAGCCCGCCCCCAACCGCGCCGCCAGCCGCGCTTCCCGCCGCCGCCAGTATCAGCGTCGCCATCACCGCACTCCTTCGGGTATCCTGAACGCGGCGACCACCCGCCGCGCCCATGCCTCGCCGAGCGGGGATTCGACAACGCCGCGGCCGCTATAGGCGTGGATCATCGTCGGCGCCCCCGCGCCATCCCGCGCGAGCACCCCCAGATGCTTGGCCGGTCCCGCGTCGCGCATCCGCAGCAGCAGCACGTCGCCCGGCGACGCCGCGCCGGGGTCGACCTCCGCCATGCGCCGCCGCGCCGCTGCCCACAGCCGCTCCTCGCGCGATGCCTCCGACCAGTCGGGCGTGTAGGCTGGGGTGGGCTCGGGCTCGCCGCCATGGATCTCGCGCCACAGGCCCCGGATCAGCCCGAGGCAGTCGGCGCCCGCGCCGCGCGCGCTCGCCGCGTGGACATAGGGCGTGCCGATCCACCGGCGCGCGGCCTCGACCACGCGCATCGCCGCGTCCCGGTCCTCAGCCATTCAGCGATCCCCCGTCGTTCGCCGCGCCCGACGCGGGGTAAGACGTGGCCCAGTCATCCCCGGGCATGTGCGGAAATCCCCTGAAGTTCACCACGTTGCCGAATTTCCCGCGGCAGGTTTCGAACCGCTTGTCGCAGCCCGCGACCACCCGGAACGCATCGCCCGCCGCCACCGCGTCCGGCGCGGGCAGCCACAGCTCGAGCACATGCGCCCCCGCCCGCATGGCGTCGGCGCGCACCTGTGCGACCAGCCCCGCATTGGCGCCCGAAATCCAGGTCAGCTTGCCGCGCGCGAACCATCCCGCCTCGAACGCCTCCAGCCCCTCCGTCTCGATCACCCGGTCGTCCGCCGAGGCGGCCACGCGCGCCGTGGCGGCAAAGGCGGGCGTGTCGATGTCCACCCCGCAGCGCGCGTCCCCGAGATCGGCGTCGCATGTCGGCAGATAGGCCCGTCCGATTGGCTGGTTCAGCGCCGCCGCGAGCCCCTCGACCTCCGCCGTGAACGCCAGGTCGCCGCGCGCGATCTCGCCGAGCGTCCCGCTGAACATCAGCGCCCGCGCCTCCGCGTTGCGCCAGTCGACCAGCCACCGGCGCACCCGCGCGCCGTCATAGCGCCCGAGCGCGATGTCGCGCGCGGTGATCGCCGCCGAGGCGAGGGCGCCTTCGATCTGCGCGTTGTCGGCGGCGAGCCCGAGCGACGCCTCGCCCGCGCTCGCCGTCACCGCGCTCGCCGCCTCGAAGGTCAGCCCGTCGAAGCGCAGCGCGCGGTCATGGTCGGTGAAGCCCAGCGAGACGCCGTCCGTCCGGTCGATCCGCCAGCAGGCGCACAGCGTCGTCGCCCCGCTGTCGAGGCTGGCCTGAAGGGCAGGGTCGATCGCGCGCATCAGACCTTCACCTCCACGATCGGGATCGACGGGATCTCGCCCGCCTCGAAAGCCGCCATGTTCACCTCGATGCGGTCGGCGTCGAAGCGCACCGGCACGTCGAAGGCGAAGCCCGCCGTCACCACGGCGCCCGCGCCCGGCGCGAGCGCCAGCGTCACGAGCCCGGTCGTGACGTCGACCGTGAATCCGGCGCCCTCGGCGAGTTCGGCGCCGTCGACGGCCACGCGCACGCTCCCCGCGACCGGCTTCGTGATCGGGCGGACATGGACGGCGGGTCCCGAGGCGTAGGTCTTGGACAGCGGAAATGCCCGCGTCGCGCCGTCGCCCGCGCCGATCACGCAATCGCCGGGGTCGGGCGCGGCCCCAGGCGCGGCCGAACTGTGGTCGGCCCAGTCCTTCCAGCGAAACCCGTAGAGCCGCCCCATCCGCGCCTCGAAGAACGCCAGCACCGCCTGAATGTCGGCGAGCCCGCGCAGCCCGAGCCCCGCGTCATAGCGGCGGCGCGAATGCGCCCAGGGCGTGTTGCGCTCCTCGAATCCGCTCGCGAGCGTGACGATCTCGGTGCGCCGCTCGGGGCCGCCGCTCGACCCGAAGGACAGCGCGGCGGGGAAGCGGACTTCATGAAAGCTCATCGTCAGACCTCACAATCCGCGCCGCCCGCGATCGACCGCGCGCGCGAGCGCGGCGGCGACCTGCGAGCGGGACCGCTGAAAACTCTCGGCGTCGGCGGTCGTCACGTTGAGCGTGACATGCACCCCGCCGCCGCCGCCCCCGCGCACCCCGAGCCGTCCGTCGGGCCCGCGCGCCAGCGGCAGGATCGCCTCGGGCCCGGCCTCGCCCATCAGCCCCGCGCCGCCGCCGCGCATCGCAAACAGCGTCGGCGCGTCCACCACGCCGCCGCGCGCGAAGGCCCGGACGCGCCCCGACGAGAACGCCCCGCCCTTCGCGAACCCCGCGAGGCCCGCGAGGCTGCCGGCAAGCCCGGTCACGAGCCCGCCGACCCCCTGTCCCGCCGCCTCGCGCACCGGCGCGAGCGACGCGTTCAGCGCCGAGCGCGCCACGCTCCCGCCGAGGCCGCGCAGCACGTCCGACAGTTTCGCGCCGCCGAAGATCGCCTGATCCATCGCGCGCCGCAGCCCGACGCCGACCACGCCCGACAGCCCCTGCGCCGCGCGGTCGGCGCCGCGCATCTCGTCGCCCGCGCGGCGCAGTCCGTCCGAAAGCCCGCGCGCCGCGGCGTCGAGGCCCGGCGCCTGCGCGGGGCCGGAAAACGGGTCATTCATCGCCTGTCCTCATGTTCTGATCGGGAAACCGCGCCATCAGCGCCGCCAGCCCCGCCCGCCCGAGCGGCGCGGCGGCGGCGCCGGAAGCCGCTCCGCTCGCGGCGCTGAACTCCGCCGGGCTCATCGCCCAGAACGCGTCGGGCGCAAGGCGCAGCCGCCCGAGCCCGACGCGCATCAGCCCCTGCCAGTCGAAGCGCCCGCTCACGCCTCGCTCCCGGTGAAGGCGACGCTCAGCAACCGCGCCGCCGCCCGCGCCGCGCCGGCGGCGCCGCCCCCGAAGCTCATCCGCGCGACCTCGTCGGGTCCTTCCGCCGCCCCGGCGCCGCGAAATCCCGCCGCGAGCACTGCGATCACGTCGCCCGCCCGCACGCCCCCGCGCTCGAAGCGCTCGGCCAGATCCACGAGACCCTCCGCCTCGAGCGCCGCCTCCAGTTCCGCGAGCGCCCCGAGCGTCAGCCGCAGGGTGCGCGTAGCGCCGTCGACCGCCACGTCGACCTCGCCGCGATACGGATTGGCCATCGCTCAGAGCGCCGCGAACGCGAGCGCGCCCGCCGAGGCGAGCGTCACCTCATAGGTCGCCTCGCCGTCATGCTCGCCGGCGTATTCGAGCCCGGTCACCTGGAACGGCCCGGTGATCGCGCCGAAATCGGGGATCACGAGCTGAAACGCCGGAATCGCGCCGTCGAAGAACGCCTGCCGCAGCGCCGCGTCGGAGGCCGCATCCTTGAACACCCCCGAGCCGGAGATCTCCGCCGACTGAACCCCCGCGCCGCCGAGCAACTCGCGCCAGCGCCCCGGCGCCTCGGCCGTGGTCGCGTCCACCGTCCCGGCGTTGAGCGCGATGCGCGTCGCGCGCAACCCCGCGACCGTCGTGAAAGTCCCCGTCGCGCCGGCGTCTAGCCTCACAAGCAGATCCTTGCCTTTCTGGGCGCCCATGATCCTCACTCCTCAGGTTGCTGAAACATCGTCTTCGATCGCGAGCCGGAACCGCAGGTCGAGCCGGCGCAGCGCGTCCTTCCCGATCCGCCGCGTCCGCCCGGCGAGAAACGTCGCGTTCACGACCCGCCCGCGCGTCAGATCCAGCGGCCCGAGCATCGCGTCGCAGACGGCCTGCGCGATCCGCTTGAGGCCCGCAAAGCCGCGCTGCCCCGAGACGATCGAGATCTGCACCGCATGCAGCGCGCCGCGATCCGTCGCGGTCGACCAGGCGTCGACCTCCTCGTCGCCGAGCACGATATACGGCAGCCCCTCGCCCGTGCGGGTCGCGGTGTGCGGCGGGTCGTCGTGGATGCGTCCGGCCACCAGCCCGGCGATGACCGGGTCCTGCGTCAGCCGCGCGTGGATCGCTTCCTGAAGGGGCAATGAGAACGCATAGGTCACGCTGAGGCCTCCTCGACTGTCCAGCACGCAAGAAAGCGGTTGCGCTGGTCGGCCTCGGCGACGCCCAGGATCGCGAACGTGCGCGCCCCGTCGCGAAACCGATGCGTGACCAGCGGGCGGGCGGGGTGTCCCTCCGGCGCCCAGCGCACGATCACGCGATGGGTGACGCGGCTCGCCTCGGCGTCGCCCGCGAAGCGTTCAGCGGCGAAGGTCGCGCGCACCTCCGCCCAGTGCTCGCCGAGCGCCGTCCACGTCGTCACGCTTCCGCCGGCGCCGTCCGCCGCGAAATCCGGCGCCTCCAGCGTCAGCCGCCGCGAGAGCACGGGGGCGGAACGCGCGCGCGCGCTCACAGCCGCAGCCGCCGATAGGGCGCGAGCAGCGCCGCGACGGTCGGCGGCAGGCCCCCGCCGGTCGTCCCCGCGTCCTCGTACCAGAACGCCGCGAGGGTCAGCGTCGCATGACGCAGGCCCGCGGGCGCGTCGGCCCACTCCGGGCCATAGCCGGCGATGAGCCGCGCCTCGGCGTGCCCCCCGGCCGCGATCGCGGGAAGCCGCGGCGCGCCGCGCAGGGTTGGCGGCCCGGCGGTCGCGTCGAGGCGCCAGCGATCCGGCGCGATCTCGCTGCGCGCGCCGGCGGCGTCCACGAGCGTCAGCGCCTCGACCGAGACCACCGGGGACACCGGCAGCGCGTGGCGCGTCGGGCAGTCCCAGCTTTCCACGCGCAGCAGGAACGCGCGCTCCACGAGCACGCGCGCTGTGGCGCGCTCGACCTCGGGCGCCGCCGCCTCGATCAGGCGCGCGAGCAGCGCGTCGTCGGGCGCGCCCGCGAAACCCGACGGCAGCCGCAGATAGGCCGCGAGCGCATCAAGCTGGCTTCGCTGCGCCTTTGGCGGAGAGATATCGGTGAGCATCCGGTTGCCTCGCGTCCCGGGAAAATGAGGAGCCACTCCGTGCGTGCGGGCGACGCTGCGTTATCGCGCCGCCCGCCCCGACCACGGATCAGTTCACCGCGAACTTCAGCAGCTTGATCGCGGCGAAGTCCGTCACGTCGCCGCCGACGCGCACCGAGGCGTAGAACTGCACATGCGGCTTGGCCGAGTAGGGGTCGCGCAGGATGCGCATGTCGGCGCGCTGCGCGACCGTATAGCCCGCGTGGAAGTCGCCGAAGGCGATCGCCGCGCTGTCGGGGGCGATGTCGGGCATGTCCTCGCAGGTCACGACGCGGTAGCCCATCAGGCGCGCGGGCTGATCGGCGGCTATGCTCTCGGACCACAGGAAGCGCCCGTCGGCGTCCTTCATCTTGCGCACGGTCCCGGCGGTCTTGGAGTTCATCGCGAACACCGCATTGGCGCGGTAGCGCGCGCCGAGGCTGTAGACGAGGTCCACGATCGCGTCGGCCGGATCGGTCGGGTTGAAGTCCCCGGCCGCGCCGGTGGTGACGTAGCCGAGCGATCCCCAGGCCCAGGCGTCGGCGGGCACACGCGGATAGCTCAGGAACCCCGTCGGCTTGTCGACCCCGTCGCCGCCGACGAAAGCCGCGTTCTCGGCGCGCGAGAACTTCTCGGCGATCGTGTCCGCGAGCCAGCCCTCCAGATCGAAGGCCGCGTCGTCGAGCAGCCGCTGCGAGGCCCTGGGCATCGCCGCAAGCTCGTGCAGCGGGATCGAGATGCGCTCGACCTGCGAGGCGGCGGTCTCAATCGCGGCGGCGGTCTCGGTCGCCCAGCCCGTCACCAGTTCCGAATGATCGAC